CCGGCGACCGCCTCGCTATCGCCAAGACCATGAAACTGGCTCAGTTGGCAACGTATGACAGTTCGGATGCTGTCAACCAATTCACCTATCAGGGTGTCAATATGTGGCTCGATAAGGATATGCGTAATGGTCTTATCGCACGTCTCAACGCGGAGAAGGCCATGGGTAAGACAACTTCTACGCTCTGGTACGAGAACATGTCCTTTACACTGGCTATCGACGACGGTCTGCAGATGCTCGCCGCTCTCGAAGTGTATGCCTCTGAGTGCTACGATTGCACAGCAGCTCACAAGGCGGAAATCCTCGCCATGGAGATCTCGGATGCTGTCATCGCCTACGACTTCACCACTGGCTACCCCGATAAGCTGGTCTTCAAGTAAGTTTCGTCCTTTGCGTCGCGATTCAATCTCGATATCATTAACCAACGTGCCCCGCCGGTCTCGGCGGGGTCCTAAACCCCAAAGTTATGACAACATTACTTCTTATCTCAGTTCTGATAACAGTGCTCTACGTGGGCACCACTATCTACATCCATAAGGAACTGCCGGCATCAGTCTCGCAC